TCATCGCTCCACGCTCCGTTCTCTGGTCTTGACCTTTTCGCCGCGCTCCTGCTCCTTGTGCTGCGTTTTGGACTGCTCCTGCGCCTTTTCCAGCTTGCGGCGGATGGAAGGATCTTTCTCGCGGCTCAGGTTTTTAGCGGAAAACTCCCGGAAGGCCGCTGTAATCACATCGGCGTCCTGGCCCTTGAAGAATACCAGGTATCGGGTATGCTCGCCGGAAATGTCCTTCTTCAAAGCAAAATCCAGGCCGTACTTCTTCGCCGTGGAAGAAAAGGCCCGGATATTCTGATCCGTGATCTCGATGTTGGAAACGCCGGTGTTGTGCTTCATAAGCTGCCGGAGCGTCTGCTTGCCGTGCCGGAGCTGGGGATTTTTCTTGTGCTTCTCCATGTCTGCCAGCACCTTCTTCATGGCCTGCTGCAAGAGCTGTGCGGTCATTTTGCTGGCCTCCACACATAGCGCAAGGGTTTTCTGCGTGATTTCTTCCTGCAAGGCGTTCACCTCCGATCTCCGCTGCCGTACAGGTCATGGCTGACAAGGGACGTGTAATAGCTGTCCATCGTGACCGGGGCGTTATACAGCGCCGCCAGCAGATATTTCTTGATGTTGCGGACATAGGTGGTGTTCTCCCGCATCCGGTCAAGGACATACTCGATGTGCGAGGCGTTCAGCTTCAGGAACCGCGATCGGACGACCTCTGCCGGGTAGTCGTCCCCGGCCACGCGGATCATCTCCCGGTTGGAACAGACGGTATCCACCATAAGCTCCACCAGCTCGTCCAGTCGGTCCTTGTCAAGCTGCACGTTCTGCGAGAGAACGTCATATTCGATGTTCTCCAAGATCAATGCCCGATAGCTTTCCCGCTTTCGCATCCCGTCCTGCCCGCTCCGCTCCCTGGGGACTGGGGGACTTGATAGGATAGGACTTGATTCTTGCGTAATTGATAAATCTGTCTTTGATGGATAGTTACTTGATTCTTCTTTATTTAATTGGGCGGGGTTCTCCTGAATTGGAGCGTCCAACATTGGATTTGCCTGTACGGGATTTTCCCGTATAGGTTTTTCCTGTGTAGGTGACGGCGCTTTAGGCTGTTCCAGAATGGTGTATTCGATAGAGCCGAGCTGCCCGTTTGCGCTGCGGACACGCGAACGGATCAGATAGCCGTGCGCCTCCAGCTCCCGGATGCCGCCGCTGATGCTGTCAATGCCATCCTTGCAGATACGGGCAAGGCCCTTCATGGTGTAGTCCCAATTCTCCGGCAGGGACAGCATGAGAGATAAAAGCCCTTTCGCTTTCAGCGACAGCGACATATCCCGCAGATGGTAGTTGGACATGACCGTGTAATCTCTGGTCTTTTCGATGCGGAAAACTGCCATATCCGGCGCCTCCTTTCTCTGGTTTTGAAAAGTGTTGATTTTGGCGCAAAAAAGCCCCTGTCCTGCTTCCCAGACGCTTCCCATGGGAAAACACCCACGCCGCCCTTTAAGCGGCGCTCTGAGAGGAAAAAACAGAGGTTTTCGCACCCTAATTGATACATTTTCAGGTGGGGATAGGCACGGATATGAAAAAACGCCATAGGGCGGCTGCCTATGGCGTGGGGACAGGAAAAGGGCGCTGATTTTCACATCAGCGCCCTTCGTGCCTGTCAGTATGAGATTTTTGACTTCGTACCGTGTTCCCTGCCTTTGAAAACATTGATTTTACTGACTTTCTTATGTTTTCTTATTAGGAGGCGAGGGATCGGTACTCTCGTTTTTTCATATTGCCCTGCCGTTTACGGAGACCGTGCCCTCGATGACGATCTCGCCGCTGTTTTTGATGCAGATACGCGCGCTCGCGGTCTCAAGGTTTATATCCCCCTCGGCGCTGACGCTTATATCGGGAAGCGTAAGCGACTGCTCGCTCTTTCTTCTGATCTCGGAAAGCCACATGCTCACACCTCCAATGTAACGATAGTTCCGGCGCTCAGGGAGTCGGCCCAGCAGTGCGACGACACAACGGTGAACACTCCGCTCAGGCCGAGCTTGGCGGCGCTGAGGCTCACCCTGTCACCGGGGAAGCAGGCAAACTGCTTTGTAAGCGTCAGCTTTACGCATTTCTTTCCGCGCTGCGATTCGGCGATCTGATACGCCGCCGTGTACCTCACCGCATCCGCTCCTGTGGTTTTGGGAACGGTCATCTCGCGGTGGCACTTGCCGCCCCGGGCGATAAACGCGGCGTTTGAGCTCGTGTAGCTTGCTCCGGTCACTCGGTTGCGGACGCTTATGTCCGATATTATGCCGTAGCGCTCATCGCACATGGCTATGCTTGAAGCGTCCTTTGAAGCGTCGACGCTTATCGTGTTGCCGGAACGCCCGTTTAATATAAGCGTTCCATCCCTTGAAAAAAACGGAGTTGTTTCCCATGCGTAGCGGCAGAAGCGCTTTAAGGCGCTCCACGCGCTCTCGCCGGTGCGGACGGAAAAGCCGTTGAGCGTGACGCCGGAGCCTGTGACAACGCCGCTTATGCCATAGGGCGATACAAAGCCGCTCACGGCCCCGGCGCTGCTGAGCGCTGCATATTCCTGCGCCGGAAGCTCGTTATCCAGAAGCAGTGCCGCCTTCGAGCGCCCCGAGAGCGTCACGACCGAGCCTTTTTCGTCTATGCTGATGCTGTATTCGTCCACAACGCCGCTGAAAACGACCGCGCTGTTGTGCGTCGCACGGAAGGCGCACGCTGTCTGAAGCTTCGGAAGCTGAGCGCTGTAATATATAAAGCTCACCTCGAACCAGTCGCAGGGCTCGCCCATGCCGTGGCACACGTCCCACGACAAAAACTCCGGCAGAGGCGTTGACACGCCGTCCTTATCCATGATATATCCCTTCATCGCGTCACCTTATCCTTATGAGCCTGCCGTAGGATATGACGGCGTCGGGGTTTGTTATCTCAGGATTTAGCTCCATAAGCACCGTCAGCGCGACGCCCTTGAGCTGCGATATCCCACGCAGGGTATCGTTCTCGCCCGCGCTGTAATATCGAACGCGGCTTATATCGGAGACGGGATTGCCGTAATCCGTCTCGTCTATGGCCTCGGATGAGTCCTCAAACGCAGAGCCGATATATTCCCAGAACTCAAAGCTGTAGCTTATATAGTCCTCCTTCGGCTCCTGCTTAAGGCTGAGCGAGGCAAAATATGCGCGCATCGTCGGCCAGACGGGATGCACGAGCTTGCCGCCCTTATTCTCCTCGAAAAGTGCAGCGAGCCTGCGGAAGCTTTCATACGCCTGAGGGCCGACGAACTCGCCCTCGCCGCGTATTATTTTGTTTTGCAGCCCCAGGTTCTGCACGACGTAGCCGGAAAACGGCAGCTTATAGCTGTGCAGCGTGCGGCGGTATTTGACCTCAAACACCCTGGGGTTATTCGGCCACACAAAATTTCTGTATTGCATCGGTGCAAGCATGCTTATCCCTCCTAATACAGCTCAAAGCCGTTATCGTATCTGCGTGCGTCGCGGCGGAAATATTCAGACAGAAACGACATATCGCGCCGCCGCACGACAAACAGCTGCTGCTCATCGAAATTAACTCCGTTTTCATCCGGCGTGTACGCACGGACACCCGCCATTTCGCTCTCATTGTTCATTGCCGGACACCTCCTGACGATCCAGAGCGCGGATCGTTATTTTTTCTCTCTCGGAGCCGTCGGGCTTTCTGATCTTCTTAAGCTGCGTGCAGCGGCAGCCGCTGTATATCCTGCCGCCTATCTGAAGCTCGAACTGTCCGATATTTTCAAATCTCACGCCGTCACCGACGGATACCTCGCGCTCGAGGACGACGCCGTAGCTCCGGTCAAAGGTGAGGATTGCGCTCGGGCACGAATCGCCGAAGCCGAGCACCGGGTACTCGGAATAGTCCTCATATTCCTCGGCAAGCGTCACCGCGCCGAGGGGAACACCGTCAACACCGACCTTCGCAGAGTTAGCGGAATATGCCTTTATCATGCTCATGCATCCTCCCCTATGCTGTATTCCGAAAGAGAGCTGCCGAGCTTTTCGCGCACGAGATAAACGAATGCTTTTGCCGGGCATCGCAAGAGCAGCATGCGGCTTTCGGTGTCATACTTTATCTCTCCGAAGCTAAACTCCGTAACCGACACTCCGTCGGCGCCGTACAGCGCGCAGCGGACAAGATCGGCAAAGCTCAAGCACTTCTCCTCCTCCGCCGCAGGGCTGTAAACATCCAGCGCAAGGCTGAGCTCCGCTTTCTCGCCGTACATTTCCCTGACCTGCCCGGCCTCGGTGCAGATGCCTATGTAATTGCCGAGCCCGGACGAGCTGAGCTTTGCCGACTTCAGGCCCACGCACACAAAGGGTGCGGAGGTATCGAGTTCATCTGCCGTAAAGGCCGTGACCGCTTTTATCCCTGCGCCGCTGAGCGTCTCAGCTATCCCGGCCGCTATCGTCTCAAGCATTCGCCGATCCTCCCTTCAGCTTTAGGATGCACTCATTGTGCGAAAATGCGCCGAATATGCGCACAGGCTCGACGCGCAGGACGATATAGCTTCTCCCGCCGGCGATTACACAGTCGCCCTCGGCTATATCCTCCGTGTCGGTGATGAGCCGGTATTTTGAATTGTTCGTCACGCCCGGCGCGAGATGCGTTTTGTGTATCTGCGCATCGTCCGGATCAAGACAGGCTATAAAGCCCCTGCCCTCATTTGAGCCTATGGTGACAGCCTGTCCGTAATTGTGAAGCAGCCTGTTCGTTACGGTCATCCCTGCACCCCCATAAACTCGAAGCCGCCCGTGTCGAGATACGCGCCCAGCATCGTCTCGGCGCTCTTCCTGAGCGCCGCGGCGGACGCTCCGCCAAGCTGCACCGAGAGTCTGCCGGCCGTAAAGCCGCTGACGCCGCCCGAGTGCGCAGAGCCGAGCTCCATGTACATGGATATTGCCAGCATACCGGCCGCCGTTGTGAAAAGCTCGGTCATATCGTCGCTTGAAACGCCGCGCCTGAGCCTTCCCTCAAGCTCCGCGGCAGCGGCGGTGCAGACCGTGCGCAACATGACGGCGTCCTCGTCCGGCACGTTCGAGCCGAGCATGCTCAGCGCCTTCATTTCTATATCCATATCCGTATATGACATTGAATACCTCCTGAAAATAGACTGATCAAACTCCGTTTCCTGTGCCGCATGCAAAAGCGATTTGGCAGCAGGGGAGCGCGAGGGGGCAAAGGCCCCGCTCGCAATCAGATAAATAGCCGTCAAAAACGTCCTTCAGGACTTTTTGACGAGCGTAGCGAGATTTTTTGTGAGGTTATACTTCACAAAAAATGCGGCGTAAAGAAGAGAGAAAAAGCTTTTTACTTTTTCTCTCTTCGGAGACGGGTTATACCCGTCTCCTTATTTTTATCAAACGTTCAGCACCTTGGAAGCCTCGGTGTAGAGCTTTGCAAAGCCTGAGATGCTGGTTATGGCCGCACGCTCGAGCTGACGGTCTATGAGCCTGTCGTACTCGACGTTAACGTCGCCGGCGGTGACCATCTCAAGAGCGTAGCCCTTGTCAAGTCCGATGACGCTGCCCGCAGGCATGGCGGAGCAGCGGATGAGCTTTGCGCCCAGAGGATTGCCGGGCTCGCCGGTGCCCTGGAAGTTCAGGCCCGACAGAGGATTCTGGAATTCGGAGCACTTGAGGATCTTCATCATCACGTCGGGAGCCGCGAGAAGGGTGTTCATGGTGTAGGGATCAAAGGTATTCCAGAAGTTAAGCAGCTCGCCGTAGCTGAGAGCGCCGGCAGTACCGCCGATGGCGGAGTCGCCGACGGCGTAGGTCGCCGCGCTGTTGGAGTTGCCGTCGCCGTTTTTTATAACGTCGATGGCATCCTCAAGGTGCATGCGCATGATCTGATTGCCGATCTGACGTAGCATGACGGAAAACAGGTCAAGGCGCTGGAAGCGTATAGCCTCATAGGAGGCAACGAGCATTCTTCCGCGCTTTTTGAGATTGACGAGGTGGTCGGAGGCTCTGACCTCCGTCTGCGGTATCGCGGCGCCCTCACCGACATAGCGCAGGCTCTTATCGTCCTCGGATGCCGCCGAGTAGATGGAGCGGTAGTCCATGCCGTCAAAGCGGGTGACGGTCGCGGTGATGGAGGGCAGTATATTTCCCTCCTCCATGCCCGCCTTTACGCTGCGCGAAACGTATTCGGGAAACAGCACGGCCGACTCGGAGGTGGAGAAGAATTTCTCGACAACATCGCTGCCCGCACCGCGCACCTTGATGTCGAATCTCTTGAGCTGGCGCTGGAACGCATCAAGCCCCTCGTAGGGAGTGCCCTTGTAGTTTTCGTTGGGGTCGAGCGCCTCAAGCGTCTGTTCAAAGGTCTTGCCGCGCTCGGAATACATGCCCTTTTCAAGTCTGATCTCGTTAAAATTGTATGCCATGATCGTTTCCTCCTTACATGATAAAGCCGACGGTGCCGGCAGCGGTGTCCACCTTGATGACGAGGTACTCAGCGCCGCCGGTGGTGACGGCCTTGACCTTGCCGGCTGTAGACGCTGCAAGCTTTGCGTAGCCGACGGCGGGAGCATCATCGGTGTAGCCGAGCTCAACATAGCCCGCGGTCTTTACCTCGGCAAAGCTGTCGCCTGCCGCGATGCATACGCCCATGAAGCGGTCGCCTGCCGAGCAGGCCTTTACGGTGCTGTTCGCGCTCATTTTTACGACAGCTCCCTTCGTTACGTCGCTTGCCTTGCTGAAGGAGAGCACCTGCTCTCCGATGCCTTCAAAACTAACTTTCATTTTTGTCCTCCTGATCTAAGATCAAATAATGTATTCTTCACCGGAAAATGCGGTGACCTCGCCTCTGCCCGGAAGCTGGGTCAGCGGCGGATAAAGCTTCTGTGATGCTACCTCAAATGCGTCTTTGAGCTTTATAAGCTCGGGCTCCTCCATAAGCTGCACGCTTTTTTCGAGCGCCGGATGCATCTTCTCATCGCACACGAGACATAGCCTTAGCACCTCGCTTCTGAGTGAATCGAGATACCTTCTGCCCAGCTGCGCCGATTTTTCCAGCGCGTCGAACTCGGCCTTATAGCCGCGCCCGGCCTCGCTTTCGATAAAGCTCTTAATGACCCCCGCGCTTCTCTGCGCCGGAACGGCCACAAAGCTCCACTCGTAGGCGTCAACAGCGCCGGTGAGCACAGCGCAGCATCTCTCGCCGCCGTAGATTTTACCCTTTTCATGGCTGCAAGCTCCCATTTCCGCGCCGCAGATGCTGCAAATACTCTGCGCTACCGAGCAGCCGATGCTCGTTTCGCGCTTTATGCCGCCGTCTATCTGTGCAATGAGCTCGGCGTTTGCCTCGGTTCGAAGCATATACGCAAAGCCCTTGAGATATGTGTACGGCTCGCCGCACGAGGTGGTTTTGCCCTTTTCGGTGACAAGCTCCGTCCTGTAAATGCGCGCAACCTGGTTTTCACTGCGCCAGTCATGGTCGCAAATGCCCGTCGCGCCGACGAAAAGCTCGCTTAGCTCGCGTATCGTCGATACCGAAAAGCGCTCGAAGTCGCGGTCTACCTCGTTGTCGCACAGCAGCACCTGAAAGGTGTAGACCTCCCCGGCCGTAAGCTGAGCTTTCGCAAAGGCGTTTATCGCCTGCAGCTCCTGAGACGTACACGCAGAGCCCGACGCCGAGCCGTCCTTAATGATCTTCATTCTTGCTTTTTCCTTCTTCCCAATAGATTTTGTCCCTCTGCGCAAGATACAGCGCAGCCTTGGCCTCCTCGACCTCATCCTGAAGATTGATCGTCTCCCATTCGATATCGAGCGTTGTCGCGTAGCCGTGCATATTCAGCCACATGCGGCAGATCTTCTCGATAACGGGCGTCACCGAGCGGCGGAGAGCATTCAGCTCACTTGTCATTAGGTCTGCCTGCTGAGCGCTCATGCGCTCGGTCGTTGACCAGTTAAGGCCGAGCAGAAACGGCGGTATGCCGGTGCGTGCGATAAGCTGCTCGAGTATCTGCCGCACGGGCACCTCGCTGTCGAGTATCTGGTTGTCCGCGCCGATGACCTTTATGTCCACATCGCCGACAGCGACAAAGTCGCGCACGGAGCCCGATTTCCCGCTCTGCATGGCCTCGGACCACTGCGAGGCTATCTGCTGCGCCCTCTCCTGAGCCGAGAGCCTGTCGAGCGCGTCGCCCTGCGGCTTATAGACGACCGCAAAGCGCACATTTCCGGCGCGTTCCCAGTTCTGGCCTATCGACTGGTAGATCTTCAGCAGTATGCCGCACAGAAACGGCATGCTCCTGAGCATCGAAACGCCGTAGGGCGAGTCGGCCTCGGGGTTAAAGGGCGTAAACAGCAGAAGGTTCTGATACCGGAACGGCACGATGCAGCCTGTGTCGGAAACGCCGCACAGCTCGAAGTCCAGCGGGGTCTTCCCTTCGCGTATCTGCACGTCGGCGACGTTTCCGCAGATGACGGCCGCAATATCGCGATTGCCGTTTACGACGATCTCGCCCACGGCTCTGCCGCAGGTTATCATCGAGTCCAGATACGCCGACAGGAAGAACTCAAGCCCCGTCTGACCTCTGCCGGCAGGCACGGTGCGTATAAACCCGTTCAGCTCCCTTTCCGCTTTTTTGTCCGCGCAGCGGGCCTCGAAGCCGCCGGTGAGCCTGACGATCTTGAGTATCGCCGCGTCCACCACCGGCACCGCCTCGCGGATCATGCGGTAAAGCCTTGTTTCGGCGCTGCCGAGAGGCACATAGCTGTCGATGAGCCTGAACGGATGAGTCTCCGTGCTGCGAAGCTGTACCCTCGGCGCCGCTGTTTTTTGTTTTGAAAACAGTTTCATATTCCTACCTTTCCACCCACGCAGCGCCCAGCGGCTGCGTAGATTTTGAAATGCCTGCGGCAAAATACCGTATATCGTCCATCGCGTGGTCGTGCTGCTTTACCGGCGCTTCCCTGTCGGCTCTGTCATCCCAGCGGTACTGATAGAACTCGCGCAGCGCGTCGTCGCAGCCGCGGCAGATCCGTATACGCCCGCTTTTGAGATACGAGGCCGTCAGACGAATGCCGCGCAGAACATCGTTCTCGGCCTTCTCGACCCGAAATCCCGCACGGGAGAGAGCCTCGATAAAGCTCGCCGCCGAGGGATCGACTATAACGCGCTGCACGGTAACGCCGCCGCACAGCCGAGTTAATGCCGCGACGTACTCCTCGTCGGTTTTCTGCGTCCCCGTTTAATACTCACGCAGACGGTACCAGCTCTCGCCGCTTTTGCCCCACAGCCCGAAGGAGCTCGGGTTTTTCGTGCCGTAGTCGCAGGATACGACGTATTCACTGCACTTATCCGGCGCCGCGCACAGCATGTCCTCGTCAAAAAAGTCATATACTCTGCCCGACGGCAGCACCCATTGACCGAGGATAAAGCGCCTGTAGAAATCGCCGCTGTACATTCTCTTATAGCGGTCTATTATCTTCTTTGACAGCGACGGGTTATCCTCGAGCGTGAAGTGGATATACAGCGCCCTCCGCTCGTCGGCCTTCTGTATCCACTCTCGGTAAAACCAGTGCTGAGGGCTCTCGGGATTGCAGTTAAACCACAGCTTGCTGCCCGTGACCGAGCATCTTGCGCAGGTCTGCTCGACGAACGAGCGCGGCATCAGAACCACCTCGTCGAGCAGCGCCCCGGCCAGAGTCACGCCCTGAATGAGTGCGCTTGAGCTCTCATCCTTTCCGCCGAAGAGATAAAAGCGGTTCTCCCTCCCTCGATAGCCGATCTCGATGATGCCCTTGGAAACGAGGTCGCGCACCGTAAAGCCGATATCGCGCAGCACCGGCAGCAGAGGCTCTATCATATTGCGCCTTATGCTGCTTTTTGCCTTGCCGCATATGCCGAAGCTCTGTCCGTTAAAGCGCCGCATCGCCCAGCAGACGAAGGATATTCCCATGCACAGGGTCTTGCCCGAGCGTACCGCGCCGTCGCAGATGACGGCGTCGAGCTCGCGGCAGGGGGATGCGTCGCTCCACCACGACAGGGCCTTGAGCTGGGTGCGCGAGAAAAAATCAAAGGTCAT